ATTGGCGGGGGGGGGAATCAATTGCCCCATGGCAGGTCAGCCTACTAGGTCATTGGTTTGGGAACTTACACCCAAACCAAAAAAAAATTTTTTTTGTTAAAATGCCCAAAATTGGGATAAAGAAAAAGATAGTAAAATCCTTGATCTAGAAAAAAAAGGATTTTCACCAATTGAAATCTGGAAAGAAACTGGAACATTTAGAACACCAGATGGTGCTATCAAACAAGAAATACCAGATAACTTAGCTAGATTAAGAACTGATTTCAACTCAGCAATTGCCAATAAAGCAAATAACTATGTAAGCGGAACTGAGGGCGCAATAGGTGGAATGTTAGAGCATTCTGAATTATTTAAAGCCTATCCTGACTTACTTCAAAATTTAAGATACACAGTTGATAAACAACCAAAATGGTTTCCAGATATTGCGGCTGGAGGTGAATACAGCAAAACTTTTGGCGGTAAAGAAAAAATATATACCTCTACAAAAACAGAGGAAGATGCTTTGTCAAAACTAATGCACGAACTTCAACACGCTGTCCAAACAAGAGAAGGATGGCAATCTGGCGGCTTAGAAAGTCAATTTAGAGATACGCCTAACATGACTGCTTTTCAGCAATACAGAGCATTGCCGGGAGAAGTAGAGGCAAGAGCCGTTCAAGCTAGAAGAACAATGACTCCACAACAAAGACAAGAAACTTTCCCTTTGTCAAATTATGAATTGCCAATAGAATCAGTCACATATCGTGATCCATTAGGTATCACAATAAGGTAAAAAAATGGAAGATAAACAAAATCAATTTGACGAACCTACAGAGTCTGACAAAGAACTAACGGCTTTTGTTGTTGACCATTGTGATCGGTGGCGCAACTATAGAGATACCAACTTCCTGAACGATTGGGAAGAATATGAACGAATCTTCCGTGGTCAGTGGGCTGATGACGACAAGACTCGTGAATCAGAGCGTAGCCGAATCATTACCCCCGGAACTCAGCAAGCAGTAGAGACTCGCCACGCTGAGATCATGGAAGCAATCTTTGGTCAAGGCGACTTCTTTGACATTGAAGACAATATCCAAGATGTAAACGGCAACCCCATTGATGTTGAGATGATTAAAGCTCAACTGATGGAAGACTTCAAAAAAGACAAAATCAGAAAATCTATCGACCAGATCGAGTTGATGGCTGAAATCTATGGCACTGGCATCGGTGAAATCGTTGTCAAAACTGAAAAAGAATACATCCCCTCAACTCGACCAATCCCCGGTCAACAGGGACAAGCCGCCATTGGTGTGATTGAAAGAGACAGGATTTCTGTCAAGATCATGCCAATCAACCCCAAAAACTTCTTGTTTGACCCCAACGGTACAAGCATTGATGACTGCATGGGTGTGGCAATTGAGAAGTTCATCTCTATTCACAAGATTGTGGCTGGCATCGAGTCTGGCGTATACCGAAAGGTAGACATTGGTGTAGTTGCATCTGATGAGGATTTGGAAGCCACCCAAGAAATCCAGATGTTCCAAGATCAAAAGGTCAAACTCCTGACCTACTACGGTCTTGTCCCTCGTGAACACCTAAAAAATCTGAAAGAAAATCAGGAAATCGTTGATCTTTTCCCTGAGAGTTCAGAGGCTGCTGACTATTCCGACATGGTTGAAGCAATCGTTGTGATTGCCAACGATGATCTGTTGCTCAAGGCTGAAGAAAATCCATACATGATGAAAGATAGGCCAATCCTGAGTTATCAGGATGACACTGTTCCTAATCGTTTGTTGGGTCGTGGCACAGTCGAGAAAGCCTACAATATGCAAAAGGCTATGGATGCTCAAATCCGTAGTCACTTAGATTCATTGGCACTGACTACAAGCCCAATGATTGCTATGGATGCGACTCGCTTGCCTCGTGGTGCTAAGTTTGAAGTCAAGCCCGGCAAAGCCATTATGACCAACGGCTCTCCTAGTGAGATTTTGTTCCCATTCAAGTTTGGCGTAACTGATGGCAACAATCTTGCTACTGCCAAAGAATTTGAGCGTATGTTACTTCAGGCCACTGCTACTCTAGACTCCAACGGCATGGTTAGCCAAGTCAGCCGTGATGGTGGACAAGGTGGTATGTCGATGGCGGTTGCGTCCATCATCAAAAAATACAAACGGACACTGACAAACTTCCAAGAAGATTTCTTGATTCCGTTTATCAAAAAAGCTGCATTCCGCTATATGCAGTTCGATCCAAACCGCTATCCCTCTGCATACGCAGTCATGATTTCATCAGAAAGTGCTTCGTATCTTTGAGGATCAGTCATTTTTAGCCGAATAAGGTCAGCACGCCTATAAACTTTCTTTCCTGTTTCACCAGTACCACCAGTGTCAACTGATGCGGCTTTCAGATTCTGCTTTCGAGTTGCTTCACCAGCATCACTCGTTTGCTTTGTCCGAACACCTTTCAATTGCTTGTAGGTACTCAACAATTCATTGGCACTATCGTAGTCAAACTCCCCATCTGCCTTGGCATAAAGTCCAAGACGAATAGGTGAAGATTTCACCCAATCAACAAACTCTGGGTCTTGAACAATCTGACCAAAATCAGGGTGTTCATTAGCCAATTTCTGCTGAATCTGCATCTTTTTGAACTCTTGACTAGCTTGTCTAGCCGCAAGTACATCTGGATGTTTGTCAATAGTGTTCTGAACTGCCTTTTTTGGGTCTTCAAAAAAGTCAATTTCAGGCTCAACCTCTGCATTTTGTCGATTGCCAGAGAGATTTTGCTTAATCAGTTCATCTGCTAATTTGCGAACCTCGCCCACCTCTTGAGCTTGCTTTCCAATCAACTTTTCAGCTTCTTGGTGCATTTTGATGATGTCTGACAGTTCTTTACCCCGATATTTGTCGGGAATATCAGCATTCATCGTCTCAACGGTTGAATCTAGTTGTTGCTTTTCAACAGCTTGAATCTCACTTTGCATCTCATCATCGTTATCTAACAACATACAGTTTCCTTTTCCTGCCCACCAAGGGTTTTAGGAGATTACACATGAACTCGACATTTGTTTATGAGTTCTCTTTTAGTTCTGCTGCCAACTTTTCCCGATGTTTTCGGTCAAATTGATGGGCTGAAGTAGGGAAATGCCCACTCCAACCCTCCAACTTGATGTTGGGAGCAGAAATGATTCGGTGACTTACCGAACCACATTCACACTGGACAGTGACCGCCTCATAATCAGCCAGTTTTTCAGTGCGATGCCCATTTTCACAGGCAAATTCATACATTCTTTTCATTTAATTCCTCATATGCCTTTTCACTGACCTCTTTTAAGGTTTTCAGCCAAGTCAAGATGGAAAGTTCACCTTTTCTGAACATCAAGGTCTTTTCATCAGGAATAACGCTTATATTATTGAGTGACTCTATCATAATGTCAATATCAATAATTAATTCTTTCCAACCATCTGTCGCCATCATGGAAAAGCGGTCTTCGTAATACTTTTGTAGTTCTGGGGTCATGCTCAAAATGCCTCAAAAATGATAATTCCACCACGACCAGCAGCAGTAGTTGCGCTTCCATGCGCTCCACCACCGCCAGCACCATAGCCGTTACCTTGCACTCCAGCAGTTATGACCATTGCTAAAGCCTGACCACCAGAGCCAAAACCAGCACAATTCCCACCCTTCCCAGAAAAGTTAGTAGTTACTGTTGTGCTAGAGCCATAAGAATAACCACCTTGTTCGCCAGTAATATTAATATCACCACCTGTAGCTGTACCTCCAGCCGCACCAGCAGTTATAGAGGTTGCATACGCTGTACCAGTTCCATTTGAGCCTGAATTGGCTGTAATTGTGGTGATTGTCAGTGTTCCAGAGGAAACTGTAGATGCTGTACCCGCTGCCGTACCAACTGTATAGGTCAAAGTCTGTCCTGCTGTCATGGCAAGCCATTTAATGGCTACTCCACCGCCACCACCACCAGTAGCTCTTTGAGATGCCGCCCCTCCACCATTGCCGCCAGCTCCAACTACAGTAACTTTTACCCATTGTGTATTTGATGGGGCGGTGTAAGTTTGTGCTGAACCAGTAGTAAATACTGAAGTGCTTTTGGCTAATGTTGCCGTTCCTGTTGTATTCTGGTTCAAAGTGGGAACATCAGCGGCTTGAATTGCTGACAACAAGGTATTTGTGCCGTTTGATCGCAAATACTGACCACTTGCTTGTGTGCCAGAAAGTGCAGTCAATGCCGCTTGTTGGGTTGTCTGTCCTGTGCCACCTTTACCAATAGCAACAGTACCTGTCACATTGGCAGCATTACCAGCAATATCGCCAGTAACAGCACTACCGCTAATAGCAATAGAGGTGTTTGTGACTCCTGTGACCTGTCCTTGAGCATTCGTTGTGATAACAGGGACTTGCGATGCCGAGCCATAAGTTCCAGCCGTTCCTGTATTGGTGATTGAAAATTGATTGGTACTAAGTGTTAACCCTGTACCAGCCGTATAGGTTTGACTTGCGGCAAACTCAATAAAAACAATAGAAGTTGACCCAATTGTGATTGGCAATGGTGTCTGTTGCACCCATGATGTATTAGCATTAGTTGTTCCGCTGATTACAAGTATGTAATCACCCTGATCTACCTCATTTGTGCCAGAACCACTTGAATCGTAATCAGTTGCTCTAGTCAGGATGTATGGCAAAGATGCCGTTCCTGCCTGAGTCAGTGTGTATACACCATTATTTGCAGTTGTAGTTTCATTCTTAATCAGCAAACGCTTGCCAACATCACCAGAAACCAGTGTGTACCCATCAATGGTTAATGTTCCATTGGCATTAGCAGTCAAAGTTGCGCCAACTCCAGAAGTTCCATTGTTGTATGTATTTGCTGGCAATGCAGCAGTTGTTGCATATTGCACCGCAGCATGGAAATTAACACCAGCAGCAATTGAATCAGCATAAGACTTGTTGACAATATCACTACTTGAACTTGGCGCAGTCGTAATTGTTCCTGTAGTCAATGCCACTGAAGTCAAATCTGTATTTGCGCCACTTTTAGCAAGACTCAGTGCAGTTCTAGCATCTGTAGGAGTGTTCTTTTCCCACAATGATGTACTGGTGTTATAAATAAGAATGTCACCATTGCTAGGAGACTGAGCAGACACATTGTGCAACTCATCCATCTCATAGCCATTTTGCACTTTAACAAACAATTTACCTTGAGTCGGGTGTGCGTGTTCAACAACAGCTATATAAACCAAGTGAATAGGTGCATGAGGTTTTGTGGCTGTATATCCACCAGCAACAGTGCCACTTAAATATAATTGCTCACCATCAGAATATGCTGATGTATCCAAACCAGTAACCAAACCAATAATAGTCACATAACCATTTGAATTATTAGCCAGATTAGCAGACATTACACCCAAGGTTTGAGCAGATGTTGTGTCTGATGTAGCAATTGCTTTAGTAACAGTTGGATTTTGACCAATTGCACCATTAATATAAACAACAGTTCCTTTAGTAAGAGTAGAACCAGTGTTATTTCTAACTAAACACACAACATTTGTAGTAGATGCGGCTACCGCAACAGATAAATCTACTGCTGTACCAACAGTAGTAACTGCAACCGATCCATCAGCAGAAGCAATGGAATCAATTCCACCGCCACCACCACCACTAGTTACCCAATGTGTGTCGTAATCTGCACTACTGTTTTTAGCTAGGACTTGTCCTGATGTACCACCAGTAGGGACACCAATACCATTTGCACCAGTATTGCCATCACGACCATTTTCACCTTTTTCACCCTTAACTTCCCCAACATTTATCTCTTTTCCATTGGATAAAGTCAGGACTAAGGTGTCATCAAAGTCAACCTTGGCATCAACAACAGAGATTCCATCATCTCCATCCTTGCCATCTTTACCAGTAGACCCATCAATCCCATCACGACCATCTTTGCCATCTTTACCAGCTTGACCAGTGTCGCCTTTGTCACCTTTTAACCCACGATCTCCCTGTTCACCCTTGAGTTTTTTAACAGTATCGACCTTTTCTGTGAGTTTGGGCAACTCTTTGTCTAAAAGAATGGCAAGAGCAGAGACTTTTGCCTCGACTGATGCGTCTGAGAGGATGACTTGTTTAAGATTCATCAATCACCAATGACTTTTTTGAGAAATTCATTGTCTTTTTGAGCCTGATTCTGCTTATCTGCCATTTGCAACTCAACAATCTTGGCTTTATTCTGAATATCAGACTCTTTGAGCATCAATTCAGCAATCTTCACCCGCTTATCAAACTCTTTCGAGGCTAAATCATCCTGAGTCGGTAAGTTTTTAGTGGTGGCTGCCATGTTTTTGGCTTGCACTTCTTGAGGCATCAACTGCGCCTCAACCATTAGCTTGGTAGCCTCTGCACGATTTTGCTCTGCCTGAGTGGTATTGACCGCAATCTGTGCCTGTGCCGCTTGCATTGCCAACTGAGCCTGTGCCGCTTGCATCTGCTGTTGCTCTGGATTGGGTTGCATCATCTGATCCAACTTGGCAATCAACTCCATGCGGTTGCTCAAACTTGAATTTGCAATGATGCCCTTCAAGATGATTGGCAGAACAGGAGTCTCAGCACCCAAAGTCTGCAACAAACCAATAAACTGCTGTTGCTCATACTCTCTGGCAATGATGCCCAAGGTAGCAGTCGGGATGAAGTTCATATCAACCGATGGATACCGATTGGGGTCAAACTGCATATACCTGAATGCCGCCTTCTTGATGAAAGGCACAAGGAAATCTTCTTGAAAATTCACCAAGGTACGCTTGTACTTCTTGATGATGGATGCCACCGCCATAGACATACCAGCACCATCTCTGGATGCTTGGCTGACCATGTTCTGTGAATCCAGTGTTCCTGTTGCTTGCAACAACATACGCTCAAACGCTTGAGCAGTTTGCATATTGTTTGCATCAGTTTGACCAAACTTAAATGGATACAAAATCTCTTGAGGAGAACCATTGGTCAGAATAGCTTTTCCGGGCTTTACCTCAAACTTTGCACCCCTTGGTAGACGAGTTGCATCCATTGCAATCATTGGGCTAGTGGTCAACGCTAATGAATCTAAGTGACTGCGAATCTGTGCGTCTGTAGCCTTTTGCATATTGTAGGCTTTCTCCACTGTTCCACGACCCAACAAACGATTGGGAACAGTGTCATCCTGATAACTCAGGATCGGTCGATCCTTCATCATGTAAGGATTCTCTTCAGCCTTCAACAACAAACCATCATTGGCAATTACAACAATTGCCTCGACCAAATCGCTGTAGTCCTCTGCCTGAGAGTTCTCAGGGAACAACTCAACAATGTCCTTGTTCTCAGCCAAGTTCTGCAAATACTCTCTAGGCACAAGACCATAGTAGGTGAGCAACTTGACCTTCTGGTCTTGGAACATCTGCACTTCTTGGGTTGGCTCTAAGTCCTCATCAGATGCCATCACTCCAATGTCAACCTTGCGATAAACACCAGACTCAATGCCAGCCACAATCTTGTGTATAGAGATGAACTTCTCTACAGCAACACCCATACAGTCATCAATGGAAGTGCCGTTAGGGTCAAACAAGAAGTTCTTGGGGTTGATCGGCATGATCTTGACAGAAATCCTGTCTCTCTCAATCACTCCAATCGCTGCCTGACCTTGCTGATTCGGGATCGGCTGAGTCGCAGGGATGTACTCCTTCTCAGTCTTGACGACAATCTCACCGATGCCAGTGCCGTAAATCTCTGCCATCAACTCAATCTGGTCAATGGCTTTACGAATCTTGTCCTTCTTGAAGTCCTCCATCAGTTGAGACTTAATCATCTCAACATCTATCGGGTTGCCATTGACATCCTGAATATTGTCCTCAATGTCAAAGAAGTCACCCTGACCAAAGATTGCTTCCATGATCTCAGCGTGACGAGTCTCAACAGCTTGCTGAGTCGCAGGGGTCACAATACGGCTACGCTCTGAATCCCTTGTCTTGTCATCTTCAGCCCACTGACCTCGGAAGATACGCTCGTACTCTTCCCAATCATTAAGGAAGTTGGTGTCCCGATAATTTCTCCACCGATCACAGTGGTCAACAACAAATGCTGTTAATTCCTTATCAGCCTCAGTAGGCTCATAAAACTCATTCTGGTCTAAATTGTCTGTTGCCATAGTGTTACCTTATAGATGAACCGATTGTATTTCCAAAGGGGTCGGTGTACATGGGAATTGTTTCGTAGCTTTGTGGATACTGGCTAACTGGTTGCGCCAGCAAGTCAGGCAGTGCGACTCCCATAGCCGTAGCCGTTGCTACATCCTTGCGGAA